TCATATTATTATCTCCCTTGTCCTTTGTAAGGTTTTGGTTTAGGTGAATGCTTGTTATAAGATTTCTTTGCCTGTCCTGTTTTTCTTTTGCCAAATGTTAATTTTGTTGAATCGTTTTTACCCTTTGCCATCTAATTTCTCTTTATGTTTATTTTTTAAATATTCCATATGTGTTTTAGTATCACCCATAACTGTATGACAGTATCTGCATAATGCCATAAGGTTTTCTATCTTGTCTGCCTCTTTGCTTCCCCCCATTCCCCTAGCTTCGATATGATGTATGTCTTGTCCTTTTGCACCACAACTTTCACAAGGGATAAAATCCTCTATTCCATATCCAAAGTAATCTAAGTATATCTTAGTATGTTTCTTCAAATTTAACTCCTCTTGCATTTGGTAATGCATTTACTTCCGTAATTACATCAGGGTTATTATCAGTATGAATTTCTATTTCTAGTGAACTAATCTTTTCAACCTTAGCCTTATTTGAACCTGTTGCATAAACTCTGTCTGCCGGTATTCCTAAATCTTTTGCAGTACCTAGCATTGTTTCTTTGTCTCCTCTTGCTGAAATAATATAAACTAAATTACCTGATGCAATATCTCTCTTTGCTTTTTCTTTTCCGGCATCTGTACTTAGTACACCATCATAATCATAGCTTACTTTTTTAGCTGCCATTTTACCACTAGCAAGGATTGCTGCCCATACTTCTGCAGCTTTTTTGTGCGTATCATATACACATCCACCTGTACCTATTCTATATTTTCCGTTGCTACATTTATATATTGGCATTACCTATCAATTTATTATAAATAGCAAATCTCTTGTTATTTATAGCGTCAAAGTTATATACCCTGTCACAGTATTCAAATAGTTTCTGACCGTATTCAATCCTAGCTGCATCATCAAATGTCAAAAGTTTAATCCAATAATACCAATCCTTTTGATTATTTACATAGCATACCGGCATATCTTTATAAGGATGTACGTTGCTAACAATAGCCGGATTCCTTTTGGATGCAGTTTCTAATACCTTTAAATTAGATTTCATTGCGTTGAACTTATTATCTACCAAAGGGATAACACTAATATCTGAATCAGCATAAGCACCCATATATTTAGTCACTCCTGCATAGTCATAGATAGTTGGATTTAACTTTAAGCCATTGGTGAACACTCCTATCATTCTATCCCAAATATGTTTCTCCCCTAGATTATAACCGGCAATAACTGTCTTTATAGGGAAGTTAATTTTCTTAATTGGGTTGCGTAATATATCCATATCAGGTGCGTGTGTACCTGAACCTGACCAAAACAATCTGACCATATCAGAATCTATTTTGTCATCTTGGAATTGTTCTTTGCCATAAGGTAAAGCATTAGGCAGGATTTCTACATTGGTATTATACTTATATATTTCATCTGCCAACCTTTCGTGTGTGCAGGTGCAAAGGTCAGCCACTCGCATATATTCTGTTATGACTTCTGATATATTGCTTTCTTTATACCTTTCATATAAAACGTGAGATGGGGGTAAAATCCAATAGTCATCATTATCTACTATTAATTTAAAATCATATTTTAATTTCATCTTAACTAATAGCTTTGCATCTGTGGATGTTAAAAACCTATTGAATATAACTATGTCATAATTGTTATCAAATACTAATTCATTAATCGTATCTGTAATCATACAATAGTCTTTTTTCATATTAACTAAAGGCATCATTATTCTATGATAGCCAACCCCACTAAATTTGCTTGTTACTGCTAGTATTCTCATAGTGGTAGGTAGTATGCTTTATTTCCGTTTGAGTAATTACATACATTATCATTATGTAAATCCCAAGTCTTTTTTACTAAGTCCATTTTATTGTAACCATATTTGTCACTACCATTTTGGTCTATGTGCAAGGCTCTAGTAGATGGGATAAATTTAGTATGCAATCCGGCTGCCCTTACTCGTGTGCAATAATCTAAATCAATTGCACCATATGGGTCTAACTCTTGATTGAATGCACCTACTCTTTTTATAGCCTCTTTTGTTATTGTGAAGTTACCAATCAAATCTAATGAATCACCTGAAAAGCCATCTAATGAAATTGAACAAATGCCTATTGTCTTATCCTGCAAAAATTCATTTCTCATTAATAACCAATTGTCCGGTTCTAGTATATCATTGGCTAATAGTGTTACATATTCTATATTGCTAAAGTCTATTTTATTTAACCCTACATTAAGAGCATTGGCTATCCCTTTTTCTTTAACTATAATAAGCTGCTGAATATCTGAACCGGCATTTATTAAGTTACTACCTAATGTAGCTACACTATCATTCTGATAGTTTAAAAATATTACTGCGTTCATCGTGGTTTATTTTGTCCTATTTTTTTTGCCGGTACACCTGCATACTTTGAATATGGTTCTGATTCCCCTTTAAAAAATGCACTTGCTCCAATCATACAACCAATGTGTATATTGCTAAATTGATGAAGTACTGCATTTAATCCTATGTTTGAATTTTCACCTATTACGGAATGTCCACCTATTTTAGCACCACAACTTATTGTAACATTATTATTTATAGTGCAATCGTGTCCAATATGTGCGTGTTTCATAATAAAACAATTATCACCAATATAAGTTACTTGCTCTGTCCCTGCATCAATTGTAACCAATCCGGTAACAATATTATTATTCCCTATGATAACTTTTCCCTTAGGCTTATCCCAATACTTCTTATGTTCTGCAGGGTCTCCTATAATACAATAAGCACCTATGTAATTGTTATCACCTAGTATAACATTGTCACCAATAATTGCAGTTGGATGTATATAATTAGCCATTAGTCTTTGGTTTGCGACCACGCTTCTTTGGTTCGGTAATTTGTTTCATAGTCAAATCCTGTTCTAATGCTTTTTCATAATAAGCATATAATCTTAACACCATATCCATCCGGCAGTTACCACACCAAATAGTTAAAATAAATCCTTTGTCAATATAAGTCCTATAAATATGCTCATACATTTTCATTATGCTCAAATCTAAATTCCTTACATAGCCACTTAAAGCAGTTTCGTAATTATTATAATGCTCTTTTAAATATTGTCTGTGTTCTAATTCCATATCTTATAAATTAATGTTTCTACAATCGGTGCTAAAAATCCTGATATAAATAATACACTAGCTATGTTTACAATCAGTTCAGGTGTAAAGTATAGTATGACCCCAATCCACGCAGCCAAACAACTTCCACAATTGAAAGGTTTGAAATCGACTCCCCACTTACGGTGTAGGTTGTGTATAGTATTAAAAAATAATGATGCACATATGCTTGTTATAATTATTTGAATCATTTCCTTATGTGTTTTTTCAGTTCAGTTTTTGTTTGTTTTAGTGTTCTAATGATTGACATATATGGTATGCCAGTATGTCTGCTTAACTCTTTTGCGTTCTTATTAAAATCAAAAGTATATAGTTTTAATATTTCCTTTTGATACCAATGCAGCTTTTCTATTCCTTTTTCCATCACATCAATAACACAATAATTTTCTACATCCGGCAATTCCTTTTCTTTATACTCTGTGTAATTCCTGTACTTCTTCCAAAACTGACTTCTATCTGATTTAATCATATTAAGCATAGTCCTTACTATGTAAAACCTTATTTCATTCCTTTCATATAATCCAAATAATTTGCTTTCATCCATTTCAAGCAGCACTAAAAACACTTCCATCTTTAAATCATATTGCAATTCTTCCGGCTGCATCTTTGCAAATGCCTGATTGACTTCTTCATTAAGCCAATATTGCTCTATAATTTTATTTTTGTCCATTCAATTAGTACCGGTTTGTTTTCCTTTTCGGTACAAATATAGACTATTCCATTACAATTATGAATATCTTGTAATCTTTCTTTTTGTTCAGGACTTAGTTTGTCTCCTATTTTTTTTACTTCTACTGCAACATATTTACCTTCAGATGTGTAACCTTGCAAGTCAGCCCATCCTTTTTGTATT